GAGTATTTTATTTGTTTCAATCATTTCTTTTTTATTTCGAACTTACGGACAGAACCTTTTTCTTTGTCCTTAATTCCCATCTCATGTCCAGTTTGATAATCATCATTATTTCCAAACAACTTAAATTTTTTACCATTCAAAGCATCTGTGTATCCACTATAAAATGACTCTGATATAAGTGTTGTCATCGCACAAGGTTTTGCATATAATACATCATCAGTAGTCTTGCATAAACTGGTATTTTTAAATTGTTCCTTATCTTTCATAATTCTTGGAAATCCACTGTATTCACCTTCGAAATTCCTATGCCTGATTCTGCCGCATCCCGAAGTCACAAAAATAGCAACAACTAAAAACAACATAATCATTTTATTCATATTATCTCCTAGTCCATTAAAATTATATGATTATCATATATATGTATGGGAGAATATAAAATGAACGATGAGAAAAATTTTATAAATGTAAATCAACTGAAACAAGAATTAGAATCATATAAAAAGTTTGCATTCTCCAATAATCTAATTGCATTGGCTCTATCTCTAACTATGGCTAATGCTACAGAAAAAATAGTAAATAGCATTAGCGAAAATGTATTAATGCCAATTATAAATTACTTTGTTGATAATGCTGGAGAAAACTGGAGAAATCTTGTTTTTGTGCCAACCGCTGGTCTTGAATTTGAAATTGGATCAATGATGAATGGATTTTTAAAGTTCATATTCACTAGCATTATTGTCTATATCTTTTATACAAAGGTTTTTAAAAAAAATGCAAATATTTCAATGGATGAATAAACATATAATACCAAGAAAATTCGAAAAAATAAGAATAGGAAATAACAAAGATGGAGGATATGTTCTTCCTAAAAAATGTATCGATGAAGGTGATCTTTGTATTTCTTTTGGATTGGGAAATAATATTACTTACGAAAAAGATTTATTGAATAGGAATAAAAAAGTTATTGGATATGATATTGCATTAAAAACACGACACGCATGGGCAAGAAAAATGAAACTTGATACCTATGAAGAATTCGCAAACATACCAGAAGTACAACAATCTAATAAAATAGTTCTAAAGATAGATACCGAAGGTTCGGAATGGAATTTTTTTGAAACAATGAATATGCAACATTTTGAAGAAAAAATTTCTTGCTTTGCTTTTGAATTGCATCTCCATATGAATCCTAAAAAAACACCATTATCAGTTATGGAAAAGATGCTTGATACACATTATGTCGCTCATGTTCATGGGAATAATTATGGAAATTGTAAGGAACTAGTTCCAGTTGCATTGGAAATTACACTGGTAAATAAGAAATATTTTGACAACCCACCAATTGATATTCAAAAATATCCTATTAAAAATTTAGACTATGTAAACAAACCGGGACGCATAGAATTAGATTTGCCTTGGTTGCATAGTATTAAGCTGTTGTGATTGAACTTTGTTTGGCTGCATAGTATTAGGCTGTTGTGATTGACCTTTGCTTCGATATGACGCTAGTATAGGTATTTGTTGGCGAATAACCTGCCAATGTTTGGATACCCAATCTATGAATATTTTTTCAGCCCTTACAGGACCAACTTCACTTGTTGTTCCCGTTGTTTGCAACTCAATCTCATGAGTGCATTCGTGAACAATCGTACTGGCTATTTCAATTATAGCATCCAAAGTATCTCCGTGAGTTGCTAAATGCTTTTGAACATTTACACGAATTACATCTGATGGCTGTAATTGATTTACATCTATATCTGGAATGTATTTCTTGATAACAGCATTAGGAACTGTATTTAACTTTTGATTCATCATAATGTCAGAACCAAATTTCATTTTGATCTTGTTTGCAACAGAAGCCCCTACAATTTTTTTATTTTCTGCTGAACTATAAAGACCATAAGCACCTGATTGCAATAACGCAATGGTGCTTATATTTTTAAGTAACTTCTGACCTGTCAATCTATCGTAAAGTTGTACTAACTTTACTGAATATTTTGCACTTTTATATGCAGAATCAATTTGGGTCTCATCGACATTTTCTGTGCCAATGGTAGAACCTTGCTCATAAAACCATTTTGAAAAATTCATAATACCTTCCATGAAAGTATCTATGATTCAAAATGTTATTTTATTACTGAGGAATTTGAATTCCACCAGAAGATGCAACCACAATCCCACTGCCAAATTTGCTGTTGTATGCGTTTTTAATCTCATCGTCTGGCTCTCCATACGCAACAATATGAGACTTATTTATGGTCATTTTTTGATCTTTGGCAAAAGGTGCATATGGCATCATACCAACGCCTTCTCTTGAAATGGCAAAAATCATCGGATTCTTTAAAACAAAAGTATCATTATCAGAAGATAAAGTTTGTGCAAGAACATCTTCACCAGTAGAAATCTTTAAATATTCAATTTTCATAATGTATCTCCTTAGAAAGATTTAACTTAAAAGAATATAACACTTATGTTTCTAATTGTAAATCATTTATAATTTCTTTTGTTTCTTTTTCATGAGTTTGCATAACTTCTTTTTCGATTTCTGGCTTTCCTTTGATCAAATTTATAATTTCAGCCAAACCAACAAAAGGCAATGCAGCAATAATGCTAGAACCCGGAATCGGAGATAAAGTGCCTAGTAATGCCACTCCTATGATGATTTTAGCCATGTTCTTGCCATATTTGACTGATAGTCTCTCATAATGATTTTTGATTTTTTCAATGATTTTAGATGGCGAAATAAAGTCGGCAATCCCTTCCCTATAAAATTCATAAGGTTTGAAATTACTGACTATTTTCCATTCTGAATATGATAGCAACATGATTTATTTAGTTTTTTTTCTTATCTTTTCGATAAAAGATCTCATATTTTTTTCATTATAAACATGACCAAATAAATTGATTTCTGTCCAAACCTCAAACGATATACCAAGTTCTTTTGCTTTTATTTTAGCAGCATTGATTTTACATATGACAACTTCATCACTTAACCATTTCTCTGGTTTTACTTCGACTAATTTTTTTGATTCATCTTTATATTCTATTAAGATATCAATGATGTAGGAGGAGGTTATTTCTTTTATTGGATTAAAATATTCAACTTCAATTTTTTCTACAAAATAATTTTTTACAAAATCGTCTTCGTCTAATTTTAAATATGCTTTCTTCTCATAGGACGATCTATAAAATACTCTTCCAGCTTTTGAAGATTCATGCCAGCCACTCAAATGATGAAGTTTTGGATCAAAACCTTTTTTGTATTGTGCGACAGTAGCTTTTGAAATATTCTCTTTATGCTCTCTGGTGAACCCTCCAGTTTCTTCAAGCATTTTCTTTCTGCCTTCTGAAATATTTTGGCAATGCTCTTCAGAAAATTCTTTTCCCATGTGGGATTCAGACATTTTTTGTTTTGTTTCTTCGGAATGAACTTTTCCTAACATTCCATTAATGCAATGATTTTCGATAATATTTTTTGTTGCTCTGGCTATACCTTCTGGATTATTTTTCATGTAATTACTTAGTTTTTTCTTAAACTCTTCGCTACGCTTGATTCCAGTAAGACTCATGCGAATTTTTTCTTTTTGTTCTTCGCTAATTTCTTTTCCTAATTGAATGCAACTTTTACAAAGCTGTAAATACGGTTCTTGTAATGAACCATAATAATTGCGTTTTTTCATTTGACGGCAATGATTTCCATCGTGTTTTGGATGAGGACAATAAACATTAACAATTTCTTCTGTTTGTCGATTTTCTCCAACTTTGTTTACTGGATTGTTGTGATGCATATAACATTTTCTGCAGATAAAACTTTCGCCATCATTTTTTAATATGTTTCTTTTGGCTGGTTGCTTTCCAATGATAATAATTTCATCTTTTGGTTCGTGTTGTGGATGATCACAATTTATCTCAATCTTTTCTATATCTTTAAATGTTATATACTTAAATTTAAATTCTTCTATATTCATGTTAAACTCCTTGTGATTTCATTCTACACGAAATCTGTTTTTTAGTCAATCATAAAATTTTGATCTTTTTCTAAAAATTTTCTTTTAACAAAAAAAAAGAACCCAACTATCATTAGTTGGGTTCTTAAATTTTTACTATTTTTATAGAGAGTAAAAATTAAATAATAAAGTTAGCAATCGACATTCTTGCGTAGAATTTAGCACCTTCCCTTAACAATTTTTTTCCGTATCTTGTCAAAATACCTTTTCTGGGGCAAAAGCTCTCTGGATCGAGAACAACAGGTGTCTGAGTAAGAGGAACATAAGGGCAGTAGAAATATCCTGAGTCAAGATATGAATCGCCTTTATAGCCCATAAGGATTTGATTGCTTTGGAACAATGGATCTTTATATAATCTCCAACGATTGTTCACAGTTCCGACATACTGGATGCCAAGGGAGCTAGTGAATGTTTCGCTAGGAGCAGGAGCGAAACCAGCGGTTGCGGTTTCGAAGATCGAAGCAACTTCGGGAGATGTAACGATGAAGTTAGCACCACCACGAAGGGTCTTACGATGAATAACGGAGGAAATTTCAACGATCTTCACATAGAGAGATTCGTATTTTTCCTTGATGGTATCACCTAAGGAGGTGTTGAAGTCCCAAGCGGTTACAGTACCAGCATTTTGACGGAGGTCGGTGAGGACTTCACGATCAATTTCAAGATTAATTTCTTGAGCAAGAACTGCGGTCAATTCGGCTTCAGCGTCCAAGTTGTGTTGCGAACGAAGATCTTGTTGAGCTTCATAAGACCATACAGCCTTCAACTTACGGGTCTTGGCGGTAATATCTTCAGATTCAACAACGAGGTTGATTTCTGGAAGGTCTTGATTACATTCAAGATTAGATTCGTAGCTCATTACTACGCTATTTGCACCGGGATCGCTATCCCAAGTCAATGTCAATGCACCACTGGTCAAATCAATTGTGCCAGTAGATACAGCGGGTGAAGGTGAGCCAATTTCAGTTTTATTGAATGTGCCACCAGCACTAAAATTGAATGTATATACTGCTGTAGCACCATCATAGATAGTACCAGTAATAGTACCAGCCAAAATTGGTCCTCGTTCAAGTGTGAAGTTGGAAGTGGTATCGCCACCTGCATCTACTAGTCTCTCGTTTTGAACGAACTGGTGAGAATAGAAGATATCAAGGTTTGCAGTACCATCAGCCTTCTGCATCAAGGAGTTTGCGTCATCACCGGGGAAGCCGCCATTATTATCTGCACCACGGGTAGCACCCTTATTGGATGAATAGCGGAAGCGGAGATAATAAACAAGACCAGTAGGTCCAAGCAAAGGCTGGACGGATACGATCTTATTAGCGATCAACTGTGGGTAAATCCTACGAACCAATGGTATGGAGATTCGTTTGAATTGTGCGATGTCAGCGGTGTCGGTAGACACTTCGTTGATAAGGCGTTGGTTTTCGAGAAGAACTGCTGTGGCTGCACGAGTATTACGGTCTTCGATTCCATTGAGGAGACCAGTTTTAGCCCAGCGTCCTTCTAACTCTTTAGCTTCATTTAAAAATCTAGCATTAGCGTTCATATTAAAATTTCCTTTTACTGTTAGAATTTAGCTTTTACTTTGGTTTTTTCACACCTGAAAGAACCAAGATTTGGTCTATTTCACTGCTGTTGTTGTTGTCATAATTTTCCGCAATTACGACTTCTTGATCAACAACCTTATTACCTCTCCCCGTTACATTCTGTGCTTTTTCAACCCTTGCATTCTGTTCTGTAATTACTTCAGACTTTTTTCGACTTTCAACCGCCCTTGTTTGCTCTGTAATTAAATTTTTAGCATAGCGTACATTTTCATTAAGTTTAGTGTTTTCGGTAGAAAGCCTGATATTACGGGCTTCCATAATTCGAAGTTGACCTTTAAGTTCATCGGCTTGTTTGATTGCTTCTTCAACTTTTGCTGAAGAGACATTGTTCACTTCATCATCGGAAAGATAATTGCTGGTGAGGTCAACAATCTTATCGAGAACGACCTTATGTTCAGCCAAGCGAGGATCGGTTACGATGTCCTTGCGAGCTTGTTCATAGATTTCTTGACCCTTCACTTGAAGGAATTGATCTACCTTATCAACAATGTATTCCTTCATTTCATGAAGTTTCTTGTCGTATTCTTCGTACAGTTCTACTTCAAGAGAATTGTTTTTAGCTCTTTCAGATTTAAGCATCTGATAGGCTTCTTCATATCCTTCTTCCATAGCTTGCTTGTACTCTTCGCCTTGAATTTCAAGACGATTGCGAAGATCGGCAATGATAGAATAAGCTTCTTCATAGCCTTTTTCCGCAGTATTTTCTGATTTGTTTAGTTCGCCAGAGAGATCTGAATATGCTTCTTCAAGCTTTTCATTATACTCTTTTTCGAGACTTACTTTAGCCTGATCTAGCATCTCGCTGATAGCAGAAGATACTTCCTTTACATCGGACTCAGGCAACAATTTCTTGATCGCTTCCATTATCTTTTCCATTAGCCTAACCTCACTTTGCTAGTGTTTCGTTTTAAGAAATAATCAAACAATTTTTGATTTAATACTTTTTGTTTGATCCTCGATTATTCCACCCAAGCAAGCAATTAACGCTTCTTTGCTAACTCTATGTATGCTGCTACTTTCATTTTTAGCAGGTATTTCCATAGAATTATTTATTGGAGCGTAATTTTCTCGCTTGTTATTTACCACCTTCTCCTGAAAGGCAGCGTGTGTGCTTGGATCTGCAACCGCATCAAAAGTTAAGAGTTTATAGCTCTCGCCAATGACAAGGATGCCGTTCTCGTCCACTTTGCCGTTGCCTACGCCACGGCTACTAATTCCGACTCGTACACCATCATTGATAAGTGCTTTGAGGATTCTTCCATGTGGAGTATTAAGAATCTCTCCCTCACCCATGAGGTTATTGCCTTCCCACCACAACTTTGTAATGACATGAGATGCCTTTTCAAAGTGAATGATAGAATCAGTGGGATGGTCAAGTTCGCCAACCAACCCACGAGATTCAATTACTGGCAAAAGTTTCTTTACATTTTCATCGAGGACTCCGTGTGGATACATCCTCTTATTTTTGTTAACAGCTTCGGCTTCTTGGAATTTTCCTCTAAACTTAGTGAGTCCTTTATCGGTGGATTCATTAAGATTTAGAAAGAGTCCTCCATTATTGCAGGAGTCAACAAGTAGCATTTTGTTGTCGCTCATTCATCTCCTTTTATTCAACTGGTTGGGCTATTTCAGCCTTTGGATGCAATGGATTATTGAGGTTTGGCCAAGTATCATTCGACTGGAATGTGCCGATTTCCTCATTATCCTTATCAACACCTTTTTCGCCCTTTAGAGTGAAAGTGAAGGGATCAGGAATGTAAGGGTTACTTAAGGATGGCCAAGTATGGTCACCACCGTCATTACCCAAAGCATTATGAGCCATTTCTTCATCTCCGCCCAAATCCTTTCCATCACTTACAGGTGCATGGTTAACACCATATTCATCCCTTCCATTGAATTTGGAAGGAACTGCATCGGTTTGTTTTGCATTCCAAGCAGTATTTGGATGATCTCCATCAGCGGAAGTATGAACTCCATGATCTTTCCATTCGCCAGAGTTATCAATATTGGCTTCAACTAAATCATTGATATAATCAGCGATTTCTTCAGCCATTTCTAAGGACGGAGATTGAGTTTTGCTTAATACAGCTTCAACATCATACATGAAACTTGCGGTTTCAATCTTAGTTGCTTCGTCACCGATTTCGCTTGCTGTTTTGTGCATTTCATGAAGAGCCTTATAAAGATCTGAGAAAACTCTCATATCAATACTTTCGCTTTCATCAAGTTTTGAAAATAACTTAGTGGCTACATTTTGGAATTCCACATAAGCATCTTTGCATTCTTTGCATTCTGCGGTGATATCAGTTCTAACACCAGCAGCAGTACCAATTTTCTTTACACGATCTGTATATGCACTGTGTGCAGTTCTAAGAATTGCTTCAGCAATAAACTTGCAAGTATCATCATCATAATTTGTGATATTTGCTATTTCGAAAGCTTCAGCGATATTATTAGTCAATTCTTCCTGAGTTAAATAAAGAACTCCGGGGAATTTGCTAACCATGTTTTCTAGAGCTTCTTCAAGGGAAGAATTATCAGATGTGTTGTTATATCGCTTTAATTCAGCGATAGCCTTTACAAATGTCTGATTCTCATTAAGCTTCTTGGCACTACCACGAAGAATTTTGAGATCTGTATCGATTGTTTTCCATTGGAAGGAAAGGATTTTACCTTCGTTCCTTTTTTGTGTATTTGGAATAGCTACAGCAACAATATTTCCTTTATTGTCAGGTTGAATTATAGATTCGGTCAACATATGACCATAATTTTTGTATTCAACATAACCAGATACATTATTGGCTAAATTAGCCCATTCTTTCATATTTTTTACTGCACGAACATAAGTTCTCCAACGAGGATTTTTAGATTTTCCAAGTTTCCTTGCAGCTGTAGCTCGCTTACGACCTAATTCTTTCTTTTTGCTCTTCGAAATTTTTCTCTGACTTAGCTTTCTCATACGAACACGCTTTGCTACTAAGCTGCGTGGTTGTTTCTTGTGGAATAGCTTGCTGCGTTTGCCAGTAGGTTTGGAAACCGATACTTTAAATGCAACTGCTTCGCTAATTTGTTTACGAACATTTGGTAGCGAGAAGTACTCGTCAAATTTATTGTCAGCGATTTCATCCTTGCTTTCGATAATTGCATCCACCATTTCAGAAATAGTTTGTCTTGCACCTTTCTTAGCGGATTCTTCATCGATAACAAGTTCTTGAATGTTTTCAAAAATAACTTGATCATCTTCTAGCTTGTAAATTGCATTGATGAAGTTATCATCAGCGGTTTTGTAGGTAACAGCGTTTTCGGTGAAAGAAAACAACTCAACATCAATGCCGAGAGTTTTACCTAAAATGTCTTCAGCAAGAATAAGTTCTTCTTCAATACGGGTTAAAGAATTTTCTTGCAAATTTTTGAATGCTTCAAAGCTTATAAGTTTTCTTTTCATGTCTCATCAACTCCTGTGCCTGTAAGTTATGATTTATGTAGCACGATTTTCAATGCTGTCATTATGCTATATATTACTCACGCCATAATATTTTAAATCCAATTTTAAAAAATAGATTAACACTATAAAAATTAGATCGACAATATAAAAATAGCATCTATCAACTATATAAGTATGCTTTTGGGATTAAAATTGAGGTAAAAAATGAAAACATTTCAACAATATATTGAAGATGTCGCAATGGATCTTGGTCGTGAAATAGCTGGAAGGGGTCTAAGTGCATCAAAAGGACCAGTACTAGCTCATCTTCTTCGTGCAGTTCGTATTGCAATTGCTGACGACCCAACTTTTGCTCGAAGACTACTGACTTTGTTGCAAAGCGAAGGTCCAGATGTTCAAGGAGAACTAGATAAGTCAAATATGGATGATCTTAATGATTCTGCATTTTTGTCTGGTTTGAGAACGGCTGCAAAATCTGGTTTGAAAACTTCTAAAGATGAACCAGATGTAGTTGCTCCAAACGCTTCTGACATGGCATAATTATTTCTGGAACCAGTATTGATAAGCTTTTTTAAGACTGTCTTCAGTCAATTCAAATTCTGCATTATCAAAAACAACTGAATCTACAGAGCATAGTGGACACAAAGCTGTCTGCCCTGCATCTGTATATTCTTTTACATCAATTGCTTTGAAAATTTTAGTGCAATGATAGCATCCAGCATTCACTGCTACATTTTGTAGATTTTTATTTTTAAAAGCAAAGTGTGCTAATTGTTTAATTGTTATCATATTAACTCATTGTGCTATCATCACGATCTTCATGATCTTGTTCTATTCCATAATTTATAATTTCAAGATTGTACTTTTTCAAATCATTTTCTTCAGCATCTGGAATTTCATCTGTTGCTGTTGTTGGAGGTTCGCCTTCTGGCGGTGGTGTAGTTTCGCCTTCTGCTGGCGGTGGTGTAGTTTCGCCTTCTGCTGGCGGTGGAGCTTCTGCACCAAGATCTGGAGTTGGACCACCAGCTTCAGACCCTATTTCTTTTCCTGCTTCTTCTGGAGTAGGAACACCAACACCTAGCAATTGAGGATTTTGAGACATAATCTGAATTTTTAGATCTTCTAATTTTTGCAATTTAAGTCTGCTCAACATCATAGATGTATCTTCTTCTGAATACATTAAAACTTTTGTATAAATGTCATAATCTGACATTAACAAACCACTTTTTAAAGAACCTGCATTTGTAAGTCTTGCTGTTTTTACTTCGGCTCTTGATAATTCTCTCCAATCTGATGGTGGAGTCATACGAATTTTTAAATCTTTAAACATTTCTTGTGGAAATCCACGAAGTTCAAGATGTCTTTCGCATATATCTAAAATTCCATCTTCAAAATTCGATTGAAGTCTTTCGATCATTCTTGCGAACTTAACATCTTGTGCTGATAATGTAATTCTAGTTGCATTAACATCTTCACTTGAAAAATAACTTTTTGGAAAGTTCAATGAAACAAATAATTTATTTCTAAAATAAACAGCATCATCAATTTCTCCAAGGTTTTGTGCGCCCGGAAGAGTTTCAATTCTACTATTTGCATTTGGACGAACTGGAACCCAATAGTCTTCATCTTGTGCTGGTGGTTGCCATCTTTCTTCTACAAGGTTTGCACCTGTTGTTGCACGATTACCAGCAGTTTTTCTTTTACGAAATTGATCTTTTAATCTTTCCATAAAAGCTTCTGCTTTAAATGGTGGAAGTTGACCGACATCTATATAAAACACTCGTCTCTCGGGCGCACGAGTATTATGGGTCGGTATGCCATTGGCTATGAAATTATGAAGTTCATTTTCAACTGTAATATCAAAAACTTCTTCTTTTCCTACATGTTCTACAGATATTACATTTTCATATTTCGGCAATTCATTTTCAGATATTGTCACAGAATAAGAAATAGTTGACGGCATCTTTCTATTTTTTTCTATGATATGACCACATTTACGATGTCTAGTTTTAAGTTTTCCAGAACACAATCCAATTGAAGACCAAATTTCCTTGATATCTTCAATCAATTTTTGATTACACAATTCAATTGTAGAAAACCATGTTCCCTTTTTTGTTGTTCTTTCACATCCATCTGCATTACAAATTCCTTCGACAAATGCTTTTCTAATATTTTTCGATGCTGTGTGAACCCAATCAGGAATTCTTTTGTTTTTAGCTCCATGGATATATCCCAAAGTGATAAAAGTTTTACAAGCTATTCTAGAATCGACTACATATTTACCTAGTTGTTTATGCTTGCTTCTAGTTTCTTTTTCAAATCTCACTTTTCCAAAATATTTTTTCAATAAATTTGCATAGAATTTATTTTGTCTATCATCCATGCCAGCAGTAAAGTTTAACTGGCATTTATTCTTACTCATTGATCCATCGCCAATCAGAAATCCAAAAAGACGAGCAAAATCTTCATCTACATATTTTGGTAAATCAATTCTTTCTTCATTGTACTGACCTTTACTTACAACAATTAAATTGTCAGGATTAATTTCAAATTTGTCACATATTTCCAAAGCTTTTTCATATGGCAAAGCCTTTCCTTTAGAATACAAAAACTGTTTGACTCTATCCGCTTTAGTGCTACACAATCTCATGATTTGAGATTTATTTGCGTAGGTATTATTACGGAATGATTTTCTTTGGGAATCACTTATCTTTGCCCATTTAGTTCCAAATATTTTTGGGATCTCAACTTCTTTATCATTATTCCTTTGAACATTTATAATCATATCATGTTTTGGAATTAAGTTTTGAATATCAACATATTGAATAATTCCGTTTCTGTTAACCAGAATTGGATGGGTTGCTGTTCCTGTAATTTCCACATGTTTTGTCTTAACTTTATAAACATCTTTAATTCCATTGTTCATAAAGTTTATAACATTGGTAATTATAGTGTTGTTAGATTGATCATAAGAATAAACTTGATCATTTATTTGTAAGTCCTTGATGTATTTATAGCTATTTTCGGTTCTAATTCTTGTATTTCCAACAAGACACAGGCGATATACCACCATTGCATCTTCCATAAGTCTTAATTGATGTGCTGGTCCTCTGGCTGGTTCGATAAGAGATTGTCCGTAAGGATAGAAATTTCTTCGATCATCTCCAATTCTCATATGCAAAATTTGGGATGGTGCAAATCTTATTGCTGTAGATTGGGATAATTCTGCATCACTTTGTTGTGATACATCTCCTCTTGCCAATGCTTGATAGTCTGGACCTTCTTTTGATTGTTGGAATTCAATTAATTTTCCTTTAATTGTTTCGATTCGATACATTGTCTCTGGTGGCAAAGGTATAATTTTATAGATACCCTCAGCTGGTTTATCTGGATTTATAACTATTTCGAAAAATTTGTCACCATGAACAATCATATCTTTGAAGTACACATAACCATATCTGTTAAGATTTAACATTTTTCGATGAAGAAGCAAAAATTCAATTTCTTTTCTAACTTCGTCATTTTTGCATTCAATAGTCATAATATTCCCTGCATCATTCTTTTGGCAATTATGAAGGATTACAGAGTCTGTTGCAAAGCACAAATGTTTCTCAACTGATATATCATAAACATCCATTTCTGGACCTTCGGCTACACTAACAACCTTTCTTACCGTTGCTCTCCTGTGCAATTTTCTAATTTCTTTTAGTGTGAATCCATTCCTTTGAATCATACTATCAATGGTATTCCAATCATGTTCCATTATTTTGGCGATTTGTCTTACTGGAATGTCGCTTCCAATTAGTCTGCAAGCTCTATTTAACTTTTCATATTCGGGAGTTATTTTGCCACTTTTCCAATCATCTACAAATTGTCGTTCATGAATCCATCCTTTATCAAATGAAAATATTCTTGGAAATTGATTCACTCTAAGATTTGTTAAATTTTGATTGGCTGGAATACGATAAAATGGCATTAATTCATCGCCAAATTCAAGTTCTCCGCAAGGAATCCATTCGCCATTTCGTTTTAAAATGCGATGATCTGGTGTTGCGTATATGATTTTTCCATCATCTAGAACAACTTCAACAGTTTTGGCTTTCTTTACAAGTCTTGGAGCAAATGCCCATCCAAGTGTGTAATCTCTTTTTTCTAAGTTGTAGCAATAAACTAAAAATCTTTCATTAGCTTTGTTTTTTGTGAGCCATTCTATAGTTTGGTAGCCATGTGGAGTTGCAATCAATGTATCTCCGCTGACGCATGCTTCATCAGCGAATACGGTCATAGCCATTTCAATTTCTGGTAAATTTCTTAGTCTTTCGTATTCTTTATATCTTGAAGATCGATTACCAAGTGTGGTAGTATCGATCATATCATAGGTTTGACGAAGGTTGATGTAATTACTTGGACCTTGTCCAGCAACTAATTCGCCGCCAGTTTGCAAAGCATCAGCCTGAGAAATCCCTGCACCAGAAAATTTAGAAGAATCTTTTCTTTTTGCTAGTGGGTCTTTTTCTGTGGCGTATGTAAATAGCTTAAAAAAATCTGACCAAAGTGTCATAATATTCCTCTACTTATATTAGTGTGCTTTCTTAGTTATTGTATTATCCAACTTTT